CTTCCAATCAATTACCTCTATTGTGTCCTCATCTGTCTGAGTCACAAGGTCAATCGTACCCTTGATAGCTAGCTGACCCTCAATCTCTTTGCCATTGGGAAGAGTGTATTTAAACTTGGCCCAATCCTCTTCAATTGGTATGTCAAAATGAGGTTCTGGAGCAACTATATTCCTATTTCTAGGATCAAACTGACCCTCATTCCATTGCAATGCTGCCCAAGTCCACTTCCTACAATCTTCCCTCTCTTTCTTGTACCATTCATGATGGTTTTCTTGTGCTGTGTAAGCGTCAAAGCTCTGATCTAATAACTCATTTACTATCTCATAGCTATCTAGGTGAGACTTGTTGATAGAGACTTTACCTAACATGTCATCATCTACAACTAGCTTCCTTTTGGTTCCAGCGTTCTGCTTTGCTAGCTGTAAGCCAGCCATAACTTCTAACACCTTATGCACTACAGTTCCTTGTACTGCTTTCTTTCCACTAGGAGATTGATATCCCAGATTGTAAGTTAGGTAGTATTGTAGTCCACAATAATCATAGTTATTATAAGACGACGATCTGATATAAGTTACTAGCATATTATCTCCACATCCAGTTGAAGGTTTCTAATTGTTGCACTAGGTCTGGTAGCTTGTACTCTCCATTATGTACAATGCCATCAAAGTTGTCCCAATCATATTTGTCATGATCCAACGCACATTCACACGCATGGTCAGACTCAAATGGGTCTCTCGTCAGTCTCAAACACACTCCACCAGCCTTATGGATAGCGTCCACTTCGTTAGGAAATCTAACGTCTGGAATGATAGCTACAGTAGACCCCTCTTCCTCTATGGTCTTAATTGTTCTATCAACCCAGATTGTGTCTTTAATCTTCCTCATGACATCAGTACCAAAGTATTGTAGGAACTCTCTAGCAGTCATGCCATATGGAGTATCAGTATTCTTATCATCGTCTGTGCCATACACCTGCTGGGGAGTAAGGTCAAACAATTCTACACTAATCTTTTTTAGATAGTCTGCGAAGTGATAAACTTTTACATATGGAAAAAGAGACTTCTCTGCATAGTCTAAGAACTCATGATCTTTTCTTAGCACATCAAAGATGCCCCAGCCAGACTCACCATCTTTATTTATTGTCTTAATGTTAAGTTGTCCTGAGTTATTAATGGAGAATTCTTCAACCATGTTTAGCTCTTTAATCACATCACCATTAATGATGTTAGCTACAGTGTTTTTACCAGCTTGCTTTCTACCAGATATGCCTATAATCTTCGTCATTAGTATGTTCCTTCTAATTCTTTTAGTAATTTAATTTTGATTTCTCTTGGACTCATTTCTCCAACGTCCTTGTGCGATAGTGTAGGAAATGTAAGCTTATACATTCTAGATAACTTTCTTTGTATTTCAACCTTTGATTCTCTGCCAGCCTGATCGTTGTCTGTTAATATAATTAGTCTGGTAACAGGTAGTTTTACTAGCTTCTGCATCTGTTCGTTTGAAATATTCTTACCAAATATACTGACTGCATTACTGACTCCCGCCTCAAACATTCTCCATACATCTCCCTGACCCTCCAGTATATACAAGCAAGAAGTTTCTCTAGCTTTTTCTATAGCGTTATGATAATTGTAAAAGTAAAACCTCTTATTAAACCCTGTTGGATAGAATAGAAATTTTGGGTTCCTGTATTCTTTCGTTGATCTTCCTATCGCTGCAACAACCTTAGAACCATCATCGTTGTATATAGGTATAATAGCTCTATCTTTCATTATACCTCTTTCAGAGCAATCTCCCACGTTAAAATGTTTTAAAGTTGATTTTTTATATCCTCTATCAAAGAAATACTCAGATGGTATCTTCTCGTCAAATTCTAGCTCTATTTCCTTGTCTGTTGTGTTCTTATCTTTAGTGTTAATGTTCTTTATAATATATGAGAAGTAATCATCTTCATCTTCTATGTCTACAGCAGGCTCTCTAGTTGTCTGTATATTAAACTCTTTCTTTACCCACTGGAGTACGTCCTTGAAATCTAACTCTTCACCTGCCTCCTTGGATAAAACACCTGATATCAATCCAAATATATCATTTCTATGTTCCTGCTGACAGTCTCTAGTCCAACACTTCCATATCCCTCTCTCTGGCGAGAAAGAAAATGCTCTTGGATTATCACTTCCATCATGTATTGGGCAAGTTGAGTATATATTATCATTAAACACTTCGCATTCCATGCCTAGCTTTTTAAAGACTAGCTCTGCTTCAGAGTTTAACTTCTTCTTCAACTGTTTCAAGTTCATCTTTTAGTCCATCTAAATTAGTAATCAATCCTGTGTCTCCAACTGGAGCATTCCTAAGTTCATTCCTTGTAGGTAGCTCTAGCAGTTTGGCCTGATGGCCTACCATGTTCATGTTAATATAATCGCCATCATCCATACCAGCACCATGTCTACTAACAAGTGGTACTAGCTTCCTGTTGCCAGCGGTTGGCCCATCTTCTGCGATCTCCTCTGGTGACTTTGCTTTGAATATGCTAAATGATGTACACAGCCAGATTAGTCTGTCAGACCCACTCACAGCGTCTGTACTCTCTTTAGTTATACCATCTCTGTTCAACTGCACAAAGGATAAACATGGGATATCTAGCTTGACACATAGATTATGTAGTGATGTAATCTGAAAACCAAGTGCCTGATACTCCTGTATGTTATTAGTAATAGAGGATGAAGACATTAGCTTTAAGTAGTCATATATAATTAAACATTCATTAGTCTTACCATCTTCATCTGTCTTGACCTCTTGTACAATCCATCTTCTAATCATATTAAGTATGGAGTCAAATGGTTTGCCAGCTACGCTAACATAACTGTATGGTATTGAGTCTATCTTTTCTACTGCTTCGTGTACTTTCTCTGCCTTCTGTTCGTCTTCTACAAACTTGCCAGTTGCAACCTCATTAATAGGCACACCGCTAATGTTAGCTATTAGCCTATTGAGATGATCTTCCTTTGACATTTCTGTGTCTAAGACTAGAACAGGAATTCCTCCAGAGGACACGTTAAGGGCAACATTATCTGCAAATACTGACTTACCAACTTTTGGTCTTGCAGAAACAAGGTCAACGCATTTACGTCTAAGACCACCACCAATGGCTTCATCGTACCTTGGGAATCCTGTGGGTACGCCAATAATATCGCACTTGTTTTCTTCAAGGAATTTGAGATAATCTTCTACTCCTTCACCAATTAGTTCTGGGTTTTCCCCACCATCATCCTCTCTGAGGAAGTCTGTTACTGGGTCTTCTAGTATTCTTACTATCTGATCTACAGATTCTGACCCATCAATCTTACCTACCTCGTCATGTATTTTTGTTGTAAGCTTCCTAATGTTTCTAGCAAACTCAAACTTCTTAATCTGTACAGCAAATCCCATGATGTTCCCTGCCATGATGGGGAACTCATATAAAGACTTCAGGTATTTAAGTTCTTGCTTAGTGCTGATCTGCTCAATGCATCTGAGTTTTTCTGCTGACGACAGGATGGTAGCTATGTCTGGAGTCTGATCGTTGGACAGTACGTCTACGATACATCCAAAGATAAGTTTATTATTTACATGGACAAAACTATCTTTACTTATAAACCCATCAATTACTACGTAGCCATCCATACCATGCTGTAATAATCCAGCAAGTATTGCTCTCTCAGCACCAACGTCTAATAGTCTTTCTTCCACTAAGCCACCCCGCAGCATCTGTCACAACGATAGTATTCACCAAACATCACTGATGGGCTGACGCTAAACGTCTTACCACACGAGTGACACCTTACTTCTTTTTTCTTGGGAGGTTGTCTATTTCTAGGAGTCCTCGTGACTTCAGGAGTTGTAATATCCTTTGCCTCACCAGTGTCTGTCCAAGTGTTCTCTCTAGCAACAATTGGAGTTCTCTGCTTGTTAGTTCTACCCTTATTCATAGTGAAGTCACCATCAACAGCTTCTGATACAGGCTCTTCATGCTGCCACCTACTACTGTCAGAGGGAGACGTTTCTGGCTTACGTACCTCTGGCTTGAAGTCATCTCCAGTTAAAGCCTTTAGTAACGCTGCTCTTTGTTCATCTGTTAAGGTATCTACAAATTCATTCATGCTCATGCTCTCTTACCTTTCTCCATTAGGATATCTGCTTTACGTTTTAGTTCATATATCTTGCCATCCAGTGCTTGTACTCTTGACTCTGCAATCTCACGATAGTGATCTACCGCTGCGGCAAACTCATCATTAACTACAATGAGTTGTCTTCTCATCTCATGCTTTGTGTATGGGCTAAAGTTATCTATGTTTTTAGCTACCATCTTGTCAAGCTTGTCATTGCACCAGCCAAGTGCAATTTTCTGCATATTTAATTCATCCTGTAGATGTGTGGAGTAGCTATATAGTTGATACGACCAATCAAATAGTTCTGCTTGGGTAAGAGAACTGATGGTTTCCCTATCAGCATTAGCACATCTATGCCAATCATCTCTGAACTTCTTATTGAACCTAGCATTGCTGGCACTTAAGAAGTCGTCAATCATAGCTTTCAAATCAGCTAACTGCTCATTCGCTGTTTTCAATTTGTTCTCTCCACTGCTCATCTGTTTCTGAGTACCTCAATACTATTATATCAATTTTATTCAATTCGCACCACTCTATTTTATCTTCATCCTTAGCTTTTGCAATGGCAAAGTCTGCTTTATTTTTGTGAAAGAATGGAGTGTATTCATAGTGTTGTTGACCATGCACCTCTACAGCCAGCATAATTTGTGGTATATAGAAGTCTAAATATAAGACACCTTTCCTGTGACTAAGGGTGCTTCCGGGTAACTTTACTTCTTCTAAGATTCTGTAGGAGTGGAAAATCTGTTTCAAAACTTTCCTCGCTCTTACGTGAAACTTTGACCTCTTTCGTTTGTCGTTTGCGTCTACGTTGTAGCTTGTTAAATTCCAAGCGTACTCTCTTCCATTTATACCTGTAACCTTCATTAAAAACCTCTGTAATAATTCTGGATAATAATATCCCTAATGTGATTTGTATTATTGGTAATAGCATTAACTGTTTACCACCTTCTTTAATTTCTTTTCTGTGCTGACAATTGTTTTAACAGCTGCCGCTGGAAGCTCATAATCTTTTTTATAAACTTGTAGAGCGTCCAAGGTTCTCCAAGCTTCTGTTTTGCTGATCTCAACTTGCATTAGAATAACTCCTTTATTTGTTCATATATGAAATCTGATAGTTCAGGATTCTCGTTTAAGAACTCAAGCGTATTGTTTGATCCTTGAAATTTAAAAAACCTCTCAATGTCTTCCTCTTTATCTCCAACCTCCTTGTCAGAAAGTAGCTTACTTATTACTGGATGGTCAGTGTTGTCAATGGCACACTGGATTGTGTACCAAGCACCAGCAGTTTTAATCAGTCTAAACTCACAAGCTATTTGTACGACCTCTTGTATTTCATCAACACCAATGCCATACCTAATCCACCCCTCTGCTGTGCTTCCGGGAACACCTCCAGCACAAGAAGTTTTGATATTCCAGTTAGCGATTTGACCAACGTGAGGCCCACTATCTTTAGGGACTTGCCATCTGCCTCTGTGGGTAATGACCATATTGGTTCCAGCTTGGTATTGTAGCATGTTGCCACAGTCTGCCATCTTGGATGGAGCGTATGGAGAACCACCAGTGTTTGCTATATTGTGAGTGACTGCTATGAGAATTACTTTATTCTTCATGAGAGAGCCACTGATACGTTTAAAGAACATAGATAGTAGTCTAGGCAATGCGTTACGCACACCTGTTCGTACTTCTCCATCTAACTCTACTGATGGAACCATGTTTGATAATGAGTCTGCAATGATTAAGCAACCCGGATCATTGTTAATATAGTATTCTGTAATGTTTAGGAATTCTTCTGCTGATAGAATCTTGTCGTCGGTAGATTGTATGATGAGAATCCTCTCAGGGTCTAACCCCTTGATCCCTTCAAAGTTCTGCTTAGATAATCTACCCTCTGTGTTGAGATAGATTACTCGTTTGTTCTGAGCCTGACACTTAGCAGCGAAGTGCAGGGCTGTAGTTGTCTTGCCAGACTTTGGATCGCCTGTCATCACTACTACTGAACCTTCTCGTAGACCACCACCAAGAGCAATGTCTAAAGCTGGCGAAACGCCAATCGTTTGCAGGCTATTGATAGTTTCTAGCACTTCTGTGCCAGTACTTACTACATCGCCATACTTGTCTACAACATTGTTACTCACAACGTCAGTGTCAAACTTCTTTTTACCAGATGCTTTCTTCTTAACTCTACTCATAGATCCCTCAGTTTCCTTATTGATTTCTTCTTGTTTGAAAATGTTTTCTTTCGAGACTGCACTGGCTTCTTCTCTTCTTCAACTACTGGTGCGTCTTCTTGTTCTGCTGCTGCATCACATAGCTTCATAAAGTCTTTGAACTCTTTATCATACCTCCTTATGGCTTCTATTGCAAGGGGATTATATTTCCAACCTCTAGGCCCATAGCACTTAAGACCTATATGGAATATCTTTTCAAAGTGTTTTGACTTAACTGCTGCAAGCAAAAGTGTACAATCATACTTCTTTAACAATGACGCAATGGCTTTCATGTTCCTACGATACATCTCTTGATACTTTCCGGGTATATTCCAGAACTCACAAGGAGGCTTATCCATCTTGAACTCATCAGTCCAACGTATGATTAGATACTCTGCAAGATAGTCTTCAAATGTACACCAGCCGTCAACAGTTTGTCTTGGATAGTTATGTTTTTTTGTTCTTTTCTTTGTCATATATAATTAGTGCGTCTGGTATGCAATCCTCCACCTTGTCTTCAAATGTTAAGTCCTCTATCAACTCTGGAGTAGACCAGAGTGTTCTTTTTACAACACCCTTATTTACAGTACCTATGCTGTAGCAATGTTTAGTTTCTCCACCCATCTTTCCTTTAGCTGTTCTAACTACGTAGACTCCTTCAGCACCTTTAGTATCTAGAGATACGAGATGGCTACGAAATTTTAAGCTTACAGAGTCTATTGTTATATTCATTTTAGCACAATAGTTACCCATTGTCAACCACAATTTGTACTCTTTCAAAAAAATTTCTTGACCATCAGAAGTCTTTACTAAGATAAATATATTATTTCTGTCCTGTTCAGCGAGACTTAGATAGTGATCCCTGAATCCATTTTCTCCAAATATATAGCTCAATTTAGTCCTCTTTAATCTTAGTTACGCAAGCTGGTTTTGGTCTAGTGTAGCCAGCTTTCTGCTGGTCTGCCATGCTAGAGGCGTTCTCTGTCATGATAGTAGCACCAGACTGTCTAGCAAACTGATCCCCCACTGTCAGCCTGCCTTCTTTTATAGGGTTCTTTTTAATAAACTTCTCAACCTGAGTCTTAGATCTCACTAAGTCTGCTGCAATAGTATCAGTTGGAGTGTTATCTCTGTGACCTTGGATGTAGTACTCTTCAGCTTTACTCAATGGTCCTCGTTTAAGTTTAGCCATTTATCATGCTCCTTTGTGAACGTGTTAGATATAGAGAATTATTACTCTTCAAATACATCATATAGTAATCAAAAGTTTGCTGAGACACTGCCTTCAGTAGGCAGTTCATATTCTTCTTCTTGTTGCTGTCTGTACCCAGAGGATCGTATATCAGACCATTGATTGTGTTCAGGTAGTAAGTCCTTGACTCTCTACCATCAGTAAAAGATTGGTTCAAAACGTGAGCTACAGATAGTGGCTCTACGTCAGTAACGTTTCCTTTTTGGTCATACATAATCCTGTTGTTCACAACTTGTTCTGGCAAATCTTTAGCCTCATTTATATATTTCATTTATCACCATTCCTTATGTAATTAATCTTTTGC